ACGGCGTGGGTGCTGATGCGCTGGCCGGTGTAGCCGTTGGCCCGGTAGACCATGCCTTGGCCCCGGCGGTCACGCCCAAGCCAGAACAAGGCGTTGTCCATCTTGGCAACCGAAAACGGGGCCGCGCAGCCCAGCTCGTTAAACGCGCCTTGGATGCGCTGGAGCGGGAAGTCGGTTGCGCCGGAGTCGTACCAAACCTCAATCGAGTTGGTGCCAAAGGCCCAGATTTCGCGGAAATTAGACGCCACGGCAACCAGCCCGTCAGGCGAGCCCTCGGTGCTGGCAAACTCCAGCGGGTCAATCGACGTGCCGTCCAGCAGCGCCGTGATCCACATCTTTTGGCTGTTGGGCTCGTTGAAGACGAAGTAGCCGTCGAGATACGCCACGGTCACGGCGCCGGGAAAATCCGGGTCGGTGATCTGCCCAAAAGCGTTGGTCGTGTTGTTGTAGATGTAGCTCGGGCCGTTGGCCGCGATGAAAAGCTGGGTGCCGTTGTCGGCCATGCTGACCGGGCCGGTGCCTGCCACGGTGCCCAGCAGCGTCGGTGCGTAGCTGTTGTTGATCTTGTAGAGCTGCGTGCCCGACACCACGAAGCCTGTGCCGTCCTGCGGCGAGAAGGCCCACAGGCCCCGGATCGGGCCGGTGCCAATCGAGTTGAGCAGTTTCAGCCCCGGAGCGCGGTTTAGAAACGCCGGCTCCTTGCCCGCCTCGGGCACGATCTCGGGAAACAGGTTGACCATGCGGGCATCCGCAGCGTTGACGCTGCGAGCCACATAGGTCGAACCAAGGATCGGCGTTTTCATCAGTAGTTACCGGCGTAGATGTTGTACCGCTGCCGCGTGGCAATCAGCGAGTACGGCATCGACATCACATCGTCCGGGTTGTTGATGCGCTTGAGGTTGCGCTTGCTGTACATCGCAATGCGCTGCACTTGGGGGCTTGGTTCGATACCAAACTCCGGCGCGATCTCGCAGGCCAAGTTGTAGGTAAACGCCCGCAGGTAGCCTGGCGGGAACAGAATCTGAGTGGACAGATTGGCCGGCTGCGTCAGCTCTTGGACGCTGATGAAGTGAAACTCCAGCAGCCGCGTCGGGCGCGGGTAGATGAAGATGTCAAAGTCCGGGTAGGTGTTGTTGACGAACATCACCTGCGGGTACGTCGAGGTCACGGTCTTGACCGCGATGCCATCGTACTGCTGCTGGTTGATCAGCTTGATGCCGTATGACACGCCAGTGCCGGGGTCTTTAAAGTAGGTGGCGTCGTCCACCAGAATCGGGCGTACAGCAGCGCCGTTGAGCCGCACCAGCGAGCCGCTGGGGCCAAGGGTTGCGTTGATTAAGCCAACCGGCCAATTGCAAATCTGGTCGATGGTGGCAAAAACAGACAGGCGCTCGGTTGACCACGAGTCGATCATCTGATTTAGCGCCATCAGGGAGTCCTGAGACACTGAGGCCGACGACGTTTCGCCCTCGGCTAGAACGCCTAGCAGCCGCAACGCCCGGTTAATCTGTTCGCCTGCGGTGTAGGTCGTCATGCTATTCCTCTTCGTCCTTTTTGCGCCGCCCGCGCCGAGGTGCAGGTGCTACCTCAATTTGCGGCTCGATCTGAGGCGCATCTTGTTCCTCAGGATTGTAGCGTGACCAGCCGTTTTGAACATCAAAATCGGCTTCCAAGTCCATCACGGCAACTTTAGCGCCGTGGACGGGATGTGTCAGGTAGATTGCGGCCATGTGTGCAGAAGTGGGGGCCAAAGCCCCCACTTAATTAAGAAGCGACAAGAGGAACGGAGAACCAGTCTGTGGTGTCATACGCCACAAACCAGCAAGCCGTTTTCGCAGCCATCGAGAAAGCCGTAGTGCCCGCGACGCCGTTGATTTTGGCGCTGCCGGGAGCGTAGACCTTCAAAATAGCGTTGGCCGTATCGTCGTTCTTAACCACAAGCAGTCGGCCGGCCGTGGGAGCAGGCAGCACAACACCTTTGGTGGCGTCAGCTGCAGTCACCCAGTTGAACGAAGCCGTCATAGCCGTCGCGTCGGCGCGGGTCGAACCCGCAGCCGCCGGTTTGGCGACGTCGACGCTCAGGGAGGCGCCGGTCAGCGTGGGGCTGGACAGCGTGCCGCCGGTGATCGTGGAGTTGGAAATAGCGGCACCCGTAATCGTGGTCCCTGCGACAAGCTCGGGATCGGAAAACGCGACGCCTACTGCTTTAGTATTTGGCATGATATGTCCTTTTAAAAACAGGAGGCCGAAGCCTCCCGTTAGCTTAGACGCGGTACAGAGTCCAAGTCGTGTCGCTGGTTTTACGAGCGATAAACGAGGCCGAAGTACCATCGTTGATGGCCAGCGAACCGACAATCGTCCAGCCCGTGCCAGTGCCAGCGGCCATGGTGATGTCGCCGGTCGAGGTGCCAATGTTGACCACCACCCAGTTAAAGGTGCTGCCAACTTTAGCACTGGAGACCAGATCGTTCACACCAGTGACGCCGCCTGCTGTAACCACGATAGGCATCGTGTAGGTCGTAGCAGTGGTGCCGGGATTGGCGATCAGAATACCGCCAGTTACTTCAGCAGCCGTCAGGGTGACAGCGGAAGTGCCAGTTTCAGTAGTAGGGGCGGGCAAGTAGCCGATGACGGGTTCGTTGAGGTTGCCGTCGCCGACTTGATAGCCGCCTGCGCCATTAGGAAGAGCCATGATAAATTCCTTTCAAAATAAATGTGTAGAAGGGGGCCGGAGCCCCCGTTCAATCAACCCCACATCCGAACGCCCATCTGGGGACGGATGGTGCTGTAGCCGTACAGAACGTCAATACGGCAGGGCATACGGTCGTTGTTGATGTCGTACTGGCGCACCACACGCAGGCTGATGCCATTGTGAACGGCGCGGGCGGCCATGTCCACACCTTGCGGCAGGAGCAGGTCGGCGGTTGCGAAGGTGATCGCGTCCTTGTGGTACACCAAGTTCTGGGCGTACTGGCTGGACGGAGCGCCAACGAACACGACAGCCTTGTTGTTGCCAGGCAAAGCGGTCATGGTCGCCAGAGCATGGCTGGCCGAGTACATCGGAGCCACGGTCACGGTTGCAGTGGTGGTGGCGGTCGAGGAGGCCAGAGCCACGAACTGGAACAGCGAGCCGGTGGACTCACGAGTCTGTGGGTTCACAGCAAACACATCAGCGATGGTGAACACGTCACCAACAGCGATGGTGTCGCCAGAGCCAACAGTCAGGGTCAGCGTAGCAGCGCCTTCGGCAGTCACGGCAGCGGCGGTAACCACGCCAGTAGCAGCGCGGGAGCCGGTGGTGTGCTGCTTGATCGACTGAGACATGTTGATCTCGTCGAAGCCCAACACGCCCATGCCCATCATGCCGTTCTTGAACTGCTTGCTGATGGTGTCGGTGGGGTTGAACAGGCCCTTCATGCCCTCGACCAAACCAGCGTTGGCAGCCGGGTTGACGGTTGCGTAGCGCGGGCTCATCACAGCAGCGTTCTCGTTGAGTTTCTGCTGGGCTTGCAGCAGAACCAGCGAGGTAGCGGGCGTGGTGCCAGGGGTGCCGACGGAGTTACCGATGCTCTTGTAAGCGTTGGCAACGTCAGCGTCGATGCTCGATGCCAACTGGCTGATACGAGGCTTCAACACACGCTCTGCGAAGTCGTCCAACTGCATGGTCAGTTCGGCAGACGTGAAGTTCACGCCGATGTGCTTCTGCGAAGCCACAGTCAGGGTGGTGAACTGCTCGTTGTCGTCCTGCACTTGCAGGGCGGCGCCGTCGGTGACCAAAGCGCGGTCAGGCAGACGGATACGCAGGGTAGAACCAATCTTGGCACCTTCAACAGCGAAGCTGTCGTCGTACTGACGGTTCACGTTACGGGTGAGCACCAGGTTGTTCTCTAGGCCAAATGTTCGCCAAGGTTCGTTACGCCTTGACCGCCCTTTCGGGCTGCTGCATGTCACCATGCAGAGCAGACTATCTCTTCACCCTCTTGCGAGGGGCTGTGCGCTTCCAGCCACTTGGCTGTACTCCCTTACGGGATAGTCGTTACACCTTCCGCTGGTGAGGACAAACGCCGCCGTTTTTGTGTTTGCCAACTTGGCAGTTCATGCACAGAACTTGGTACCCCTCAGGGAACTTGTTCTTACGGAGCCAGATGTAGAAGGCTGTACCGCTTCCGCCATACAAACCTGCCTTTCTCTGCTCAGCCCCGTCGTTATGAACGTGGTCAATTGACAAAAACATTCGCTCAGTCTCTCCGCAGCAGTTGCACTTGTATCCGCCGTAGGCTTCAAACACTTGCTCTCTGCACCGGTCTTGATTGCGCTTGGTTTTCTCAGACTCTGCGGCGCGTATCGCGGCCACTTCCTCTGGCGTTCCATTTGCAATCTTCCGGTTGCGCCATTTGCGTGCGTGCTCTCGGGACTTCTCCCTGTTTGCATCACGCCAATCGCGCATACGCTGATTGACTTTCTCTCGGTTGCGTTCTCGGTATCTGGCGGCGGCTTCGCGGTTTTTAGCCCGCTTGTCGTCGTCATCTACCTTATCATTCTCACTTTTGGCTTGGCTCGGTGTTTTCATGTAATCATCTTACATGACGTCCACCGAATTCACACAGTTTTTTTCCTAGGGTTGCCCCTAGGGGAGACCGATTAGTTAATCTCCAGAGCCTTCCGGGTGATCATGTCAATTGTCAAAATTGAGTTAGCCATGATCGAAAAATTCCTTTAAAAAAAGTTAGCGGTTCA